GCTGGTAGTGTATGGCTTGCGGCCAATCTTTGAAGCTGGCAAACCATTGATCGTTGACCATTACGTCGATGCGGTCGCCGTTATCGCTTAGAACTATCATTGTTCGTTATTATAACAATTAGGAATGCTGCGCAAAATATTAGCACGCACGCAAAGCGGCCGGCTTCGCTCCATTGCTGCGAATTAATATTGCCGAAAATAAACGCGAATGCTAAATACACGGCAGCCAAACTGGCTATAACTCTCTTAGTTAGCATTGCGCTTCCTTTCCATGTATTTCTTTTTAGCCAATCTTATCTTGGTTCTAAAATCGTCGGCCTCCTTAAATTCAAATTTTAATCGCTCAAAATCTTCCTGTAAAATTGCCAACGCTTGAGCGTCGTGCTTGCGGTTGTTGTGTACGGTATCGTAATCACTTGAAAGCGTGATATAACGGTCTTTCATTAGAGCCAACTGCGTTACGGCCTCATGCACCTTAATGTCTTGCTCATGCGCTTGCCGCACCATGTGGCGCAACTCGGCTTTTTTCTTTTTCAAAGCGTCAACTAAACGTTGGTTAACAATTACCGCAACGATTGAAGCGGTGGCAGCTCCTATAAAATAGGTCGCAATTATTTGGATAGTCATATTTGGTTCAATAAATGTCTGATTGCTCCTTCGCTCATGCCCATACGTTCTGCTATCGCGCTCCATGTTAGGGCGAAATCCTCGCGCAGAATTAATATAGCTTCGGCTTTGGCTTGGTGTTCTAAATTCAAATGTAGCGGTTCGGGTTCGTTAATTATTATCGGCTCCCCGTCGTAGTGTATTATCATTTGTTACCTCCGAATGTTTGGTTCAAAACTTCTACTAATTCTGTGGCATCATAACCGTTGGTGCTTCCAATTTTTTCACCATTAGCATACACGTCATATCCGTATGTTGTGCAACAACCATCAGCGCAAGTGTGTTCGTAATCTACGAGTTCAATTCTCATTGTTACCTCCGTATGTTTCGTTGTATTCTTGCGTAATCTGATGCGTATGATACACATTCCTCCTTGTGCATTGCTTTGGCTTGTGCTATTATGTCAACCCTCGCACTACTCATTTGGCTAACTTCGTTTAATAAACGATGCCAATCCTTTGATTTTTGTAGTTGGCTAATTAGGTAGTCAACGCTACTTTGTTTATTGTTCTTCATTGTTACCTCCTTGGATTTTTCTTACTCCTAATTCGTACCTATCACCTTTATATGTAAATTGTAATACTTCATTGGTCTGTAGTAGGCTTTCGGCTACTGACCTAATGGCTTCATCCGTTACGTCAACTTTGTTTTTTCCCCATAATCCAGTTTTAGAAACTGAACCAGCATAAATTTTACCCGTTATTGGGGAACATCCTATTTTTATTTTAGTCATTGTTACCTCCTTGGATTATATCTTTTAACCACATTGCACCAAATTGAAATGAAGCACTATCGAATGGTAGTTTTTTTATGTTGTCTTTTTTGTTTTGTGCTTCAATGTATATCTCCTCATCACTTGGTAGTTCGATGGGGTCTGTTACTTCATCAATCCTACTAATAATGTACCTAGCGTCAATCATTGACACTTCGCAAAATTCAGGTAGTAATCGAATGCGTTATCCTCCATCATTGTATTGGTAACTGATTTTGCGTGAAGACGCTGACCATAAAAATTAGCATCAATTATCTCCTCCTTGTGCATTGCTTTGGCTTGTTCCTTTAGTTGGTAATATTTATTGGCATATTCACCCAAAGATATTTTGCCACCCTCTAATTCAACACGTAGTTTCCAACTTTCTTGGGCAAACCACTCTACGCTACTAATTTTTTTAGTCTGTTCCATTTGATTTACACTTGTTTAATTTATCTTTTATTGCATCTACCCTATCACGATACAAAATAAAACTATGTCTTAATTGTTGACATCCTTTCACATTATGTAAATCCATAATTACATCTTCAAGCAATTTTGCTAAATCTGTTAAATCATATTGGATGCTTTTTAATACTTCTGCATCCATTATTACTATGTTTTTATCCATTACGCTACTTTGTTTATTGTTGCTCATAACTGCCCCCCTCTGTACATTTTACGCAATTCTTTGCTGGCGTGTTTGGCCACAGTATTCTGCGGTGTCCACTTTGGCAGCTCGTCGGGTTGCTTTGAGTAATCGTAGGGTTTCGCCTCGCTTAATTTGTGCCATGCCTTGTGCATTAAAAACGCCACTGGTAGGCTGATAGGGTAGAGTAGTAAAAATTCGATTGGTAACATGTGAGCAAACATACGCACATTTATTCAACATTGCAATACCCAATGTTTTAATTTTAAAACAAATGACATTTCTATGACAATACCGATATGCTCTCGGATACGCTGCGCACTACTGCGGCCTTGCCCCCGCTGGCATTCACGACGTTTACAAAGTTTTTCTGCTCGTCTGTTGCGCGGCCTTTAATTGTCTTAACTTCCAGCGCCACAAATACCGCCACCTGCTTACCCACCATCTCTGGCGTGATTGTAACGGTCTGCCATCCTATTAAATCGCTGCTGCCCACAACTAATCCATAGCGCACCTTGTTTTGAGCGTCAAAGCCTGTGTTATTGCGAAATATGCGCACGTTTTTAAGCTTGCTAACCGCCAGCATTATTTGCCGCATTAAATTCGTTTCGCTCGTTGCCGATGGCAGCGGCTCGCTGCGTTGTTTTCCTCGTTCCATTTTATTATTTTTGCTCCGCAGTCGTTAAATTATCCTTCTAAAATGTAAACAAGATTAAACAGGCCAATTGACTGAGTTGGCTATTGAAGCAGCCCATTCCCGTGGGCTGTTTTTATTTTGCGCGCTGCTGATACATCTGCCATCTATGCCAAGCCCATCCGGGTTTATAACCACGGCGAAACGCAATCGCTTTAAGTTCCTCCAACGACTTAGCGCGCTCAACGTCTTCAATCGGAACTAACTGCCCAGCAACCTGTTTAACTTTCCGCGGTTTCTCTGGTGCTTTCGCTCCGCACTCTGGGCAAAATGCCGCTTGATGCACCGCATAGCACAACTTACATTGCCTAACCGCTTCAACGGCCGCTTGCTTTGCTTGCTTCGGCCTGCCGTCCAATGTCCAATCACGCGCAGCTGTTGGCATCCCATGACGGAACACATTACCGGCATGATCTAATATAACAGCGTGCTGTTTTCCCGGTACAGGCCTCAACGCCCGCCCCACTTGCTGTAAATACAGCGCCTCTGATTGTGTCGGCCTTAATAATATTGCGCACTCCACCGCTGGGATGTCCGTGCCTTCGCTCACAATATCGCAGGACGTTAACACTTGCACGCTGCCGTCTGCCAACCCGTTTATGCGGCGCTTCCGTTCGTCGTCTGGCAGGCTGCCGTCTACGGCCTCGGCTCTGTAGCCCTCGGCTCTGAACATATCAGCAACGCGCTCGGCATGTTGAACAGATACGCAGAACACAATCGCGGGTTTCCCATCCGCAAGCTTCCGATATTCCGCCACCGCATCGCCTGTTATCTTCGGTTTGTCCATAGCCGCGTCAAGGTCGCCACGGTTATAATCGCCAGCAATACGGCGCACGCCGGTAAGGTCGGCCACCGATGCAGCGTAAACCTTCGGCGCGCATAGATAACCCGCTTCAATTAATTCACGCATTGTAACGCCCTCTAACAGCACATCGAACGCCTCGCTTAATCCTTTGCCGTCCATGCGGCACGGAGTAGCTGAAACGCCTAAAATATACGCCTGCGGTTGTGTTTCAATTATAGCATGCCAACTACCTGCGACCGCGTGATGCGCTTCATCGCATATAATTAAATCGTAACTGCCTATATCGCGCCTCGCCGCTGTTTGAACCATAGCTATTTGTAACGGCCAATCTAACTGCATCGGATAACCGGGAGCGATTGCCCCCCATGGAATGCAGGCGGCTGAAACCTTCGCGATTGTTTGCCTAAGCAGTTCCTGCCGATGCACGATAACAAGCACGCGCTTACCCTTGCTTACGGCCTGCCGTGCTATCTCGCAAAATATAACCGTCTTACCCGAACCCGTGGGCAGCTGATATAAAACGCGCCGATGCTGCGTGAACGCCTGCCGTATATCAGTTATGGCGGCCTGCTGGTAATCTCTCAATTGCATCTTTCAATCTATTATATATAACCAAGCTTTGCGGCGTGCGCTTTTCCCACCGGTGAATTATTGAACGTGATATTCTCAACTCATCGCAGACGCTGCTTAGCGTGCGGCCTTTCTGTTTCGCTAATAATTTTAAATCTTGTATCATTATGTTGCAAATCTAAAACATTTATTTTAATATTGCAACATGAAACCCGAAATAGCAGTTTTATCACGTACCTGCATCAATGGCACGTGGTGGTTCACCGTATGGCACGAAGGCCGTATGCGTGGTAAATTTATTGAGCGCGATTTAGCCGAGCATTTAAAACGCGAGCTATCCGCTGGTAAATTAAAATCTCCTATGTATTATGTTTTTGAGTATGCTGTTGAACGCCTCGGTGCAACGCATTATCTAACTGAATTTATACAGGAATCAATGCAGCAGGAAGCCGAACACTTACAGGACGCTTTCAATTACGGCAAAAACGATTCCGATTATTTTTTAGACGCAAAAGATTATTACAACCGCACTTATGTCGCAATACCTAAGTAAATCACGCCTTGACCTTATACGCCGCAGCCCCTATCTGTATTGGTGGAAATATTTAAGCGGCGAATACATCGAACCCGAACCCACGCCAGCGCTGACGTTTGGCAAAGCATTCCATTGCCGTGCATTGGAACCAAGCGAATGGGGAAAGCGTTACACCATCGCGCCGATGGTAGACCGCAGAACCAAGGAAGGCAAACAACTCTGGCAGGAATTTACGGAAGCCAATGCTGATAAGGAAATAATAACACGCGATCAGGATGCACAAATCGAAGGTATGCACCGCAGTTTAATGCGCCATCCTATGGCTAACCACTTACTAACCTGCGCAGGTGAAGCGGAGCGGCAGTTGGATTGGGAAATAGACGGGCAACCATACCGCGGCGTGTTGGATAAGCTTACCGATTCGGGATTTATCGTTGATATAAAAACAACAGACGACGCAAGCCCGCGCGGATTCGCTTACAGCGTTAGGAAATACCGTTATCATGTGCAGGCCGCGATGTATTTAGACGGCGTAATGGCTACCGGTACGAAGCCCGAAGCTTTTATTTTGATAGCCATCGAGAAAACTGCGCCGTATTTATGCGCCGTATATTATTTAACTGATTCCGATATTGAAGCAGGCCGCGAAGCTTACAAAGCCGACGTTGAAACATACCGCCGCTGCATGTCGTTGAACGATTGGCCGCAGTACGGCACCGAAGTAATGCCTTTAAATTTAAATTTATGACAACCGAAATAACAACCACAGAAAACGCTGAAACATTCAGCTTACAATCATTTGAACACGCACAGCGCGTGGCGAAAGCCCTATCAAGTTCTACAATGATTCCAAAGGATTATCAAAACAACATACCCAACACACTGGTAGCGTTGGAAATGGCGCACCGAATCGGAGCTAGTCCGCTTATGGTTATGCAGAACTTGCACATCATTCACGGCCGCCCGTCATGGAGCAGCTCGTTTATTATCGCCGCCCTTAACAGCTCGGGAAGATTCACCGCATTGAAATTTAAAAACACCCCAACAACTTGCCAAGCCTACGCAACAGAGCGCAGCACCGGCGAGCTGTTGGAAGGTCCGTTAATTACCATAGAAATGGCAACGGCCGAAGGTTGGACAACCAAGCAGGGCAGTAAATGGAAGACAATGCCGCAGCTTATGCTTATGTATCGCGCGGCTGCTTTCTTTGGCCGTCTGTATGCACCCGAAATCATGATGGGTATGCACGCCGTCGAAGAGATCAGCGACGTACAGGAAGCACCGGAAGCGGTTGCTAAATTAAATCAAATCGCTGCTAAGTAGTAACGTATAGGTGAAGCGGTCGCCGTATAGTGTGGCCGCTTTATTTACTACCTCCATAAACTCGTCAAAATCCTGCGCCACCTTAAACACTTGGCAACCCTCGCTCCAATTCTCAACGTATGTGCTATTCGTTCCTGCCTTGTGTATGTTTACGCCAGCGTTCCAAACTTCCTGCTCGTTCACATAGTCGAACTCTAAATCTCTGTCGCCGTCGCGATAACCACGAAGCGCACCGACTTGGCGTAGCGCTTGATATTTACCTTGATGCAACCCAAGCTGGTGGCTGCCACGATATTGGCCGGGCTTCAATATAAATACGCCGCCCTTGGCTTTGCCTTCCTGCATTCCTTTTTTACCGGGTTCGGTAGTAGCCGCGTAAATCTGATAGCACCACTTGCCTTGCTCTTTCCAGCTTATTGAAATCCAGTCGTCAAATAAATTTGTAACTTTAGCACCGGTTGCAGCGTTGCGAATGCCTACTATGTTAACATTATAATCGCCGCTTTCAAACCACTTATATCCCAACCGCTTTACGGCGGCCTCAATTTGTAGGCGCGTCGGTGTCTGCATCATGAAAAAAGTTTGTTAAAAACTTACCTATCACCCCGCTGACTTGCACGGCAATAGCTACACTTGGATGCTGTAAGTTCAAGGCCGCGATTGTAGTAGATAACAATAGCAGGCCGTCGCCTATCTTACGCCACTTGGCTGGCGTTGGTTTAGCGTAACCCTTAACGCTTGCCTTGGCCTTGGTATGGTTTTGAGGATTCATGTTTGTTCTTATGTTTTTTATGACGGCCAAGCTTGCGGCGTGGCTTAGATTTAAACGTGCTTATTGCGCTATTTTTTGCCATCTAATGCCTTGATTTTTTTGCTCCAATAAACAATCGCAAACAACCCCGAAACTATACCCACAATAGCCAACACAAATGCGGCTACAGGTTGCCAAGTTTGGGAAAAATGTATAACCGTTGCACTCCCACTTACTGCGGTTGCTATCGTTGCGGTGGTGTCGTTATCAATGTGTTTCATCGTTAAATCGTTCTAAATATAAATCTTCCATTCCCAAAAAAGTGTGCAATCCGCAAGGTTCGGGAAATACCTCGTAAATCAATAAATCATCGCTGGGTTGACCATCAAATAAAATATCAACGGCAAATAATGTATTAATCACACCCAATTCAACAACATGACAATTCTCTAAAGTGGGTTTAATTTTCTCCCACTTATCTTGCGGTAATTCAAATTTTGCAAATATCATATCATTAGGTTGTTAAGGTTGTGCAATTTGTATCACTTAATGGTGTTGGGTATAATGCCATTGTTTTAATCCATCTTGGTATTCCCGCCCCAGTTCCATTAATAAATTCCATTATTGTTGTTGTAAATGCAGTTGCACTCACTTGCTTAGTGCCGTTCACAAACACATCAGCACTTGTTCCGTTCCACTTGATTGCAACTTTAATATTGTCGGTTGTTGTCGTGAATAAATTAGTAGTCGCACTTGCAATGATTTTTTGAATAACTTGTCTACCCGTTCCAGTATTCACAATCAAAAATCCATTGGCAATTGTTGATGATATATGTAGTTACAAATTGCCCAAATTCAAATTGTGGTGCTGCTATTCTTATTGTAAAATCATAAGATTGTCCGTTAACAACTGTCACATAAACTCCGGGTTGAGCCCTTGCAACGGTTGCCCCCCCTGGTAATGTCATTACTCTATCATAACGAGTTAATGTAGTTGATTGAGTGATGTTAGGGGTAGCAACAATAGAACTTACCGAAAATCCTGCTGAGGTGTTAGTAGCAACCCCCAATCTATAATTACTCGGTAACGCTGAACCTGAAATTGATGTATAAAAACTGCTTGTCCAAATCTGACCATCAGCGGCAACAATTTGATTATTTGCTTCCCAAAATAAACGTATGGTTGTTGATGTTGCAGTACCACTATATCGAATGTCCACATAATCAAGTCCATTTTGTGTCCCTACGGATGCAACTTGTAATGTTAATCCAGCGGTTGATTGACTTACCCAGTTTGTCGGCAAAGTCCCAGGACTTCCTTCAACCGCACCCTGCATCGTGCTATTACGCAAACTATTCGTCCTCTGCGGTTCTAACAACACCGCTGGGCAACTGCCAAACATATAAGATAAACGTGGTACGTTGGCAGCAACACTACCGATATTACCATCGGATTGCGTTCTATTGGCTACGCTATTTCTTGACCACGTTAAATCACCATT